CATTTACGTAGCTCTTCATCTCTAGTCATGCGTTCTTTTCCTTTAGTTTTGCTTCGACTGATAGTGCATTTTCCATAGTCATGTGAGTAAAAGCCACAAGCTCCATAAGATCAGCAGCCGTCAGACCTACCCATTCTTTCTTTGGTGGTGGCAATCCAGACCAAAGAGGCCATCCGTCTACTGTAGGTTCAATAGCTTCTAATTTTGCTAACCTAGTTGTTATGTCATGTAATATTTCTTGTAAGTATGGATTCATAGCTCTTCCTTTACTTCAGTCATGCGTCCAGTATCCTTACTATAAAGTAAGGAAGCACAATGTGGACTAGTCAAACCTGAGAACCTGTTCTTTAGAATCGATACTCGTGTGGTGTTACGCTCTACATCATCTTCAGCCTGTGCATTGCGTACCAAGCCTATCACAATGTCAGACAATTGTGCAATAGAAGCAGAACCTCGTAGCTGAGACAATGACGTAGCAGCACCTTCTTCATGTCCTTTACTATCTGGACGCTTTAGGTGCGAGACTGCGATTAGGCTAATTCCTGTTTCCTGCACTAACATGCGTAGCTTGGTCATCAACTCGTCAATAGCTTTACGTTCATCACCATTAGCCTGTGCTGATATGATCATGGAGACATGGTCCAAGAACACGTACTTGCAATCCGCTGCTTTGGCAAAATAACGTATTCTATTAATAACATTATCAATATCAGTACTACCAAAATTATCCCAAAGAAATAATCTATCAGTCCCAAGTGTAATGTCGAAAGCATTTTTTAATTCCTCCTCTGATACAACTGTGTCTGGTAAATGTAACGGTTTATTCAAGTACAATGACATGATTGATCTTGCTGTTTTACGTACAGATTCTTCCATAAACATTAAACCAATATTATCTTCTGTACTCTCAATCAAGTGCCACAGGATCTCACGCAAGAACTGTGATTTACCTAAGCCTGAGCCAGCGCATACTGTGATCAACTCAGCAGGTCTAATGCCATAAGTTAATTCATTTACACCAACCCAAGGATACATTGCTGAAGACTTTTCTATCGGCTTATTTACTTCTTCCCATAGGCTAGAACCTGCAATGATACCATCAGGTGTCCATTGCTCTGCATTCCACCAATCTTTAATGTAGTCGGATGTGTAACCACCTGCGAGGTAGTCACATGCATCTTTAAAGCCTTCACGATGCTTAACAATCTTGCACTTGCTACCAAATACTTCAGCAACTTCTTCTGCTGCTTTCTTACCAACAGCATCGCTATCAAAATCAATCACAATGCTATCAAAGCTGCTTAACCACTCATAGGCTGCTTTAACGTCCTTTATAGCCGCCTGAGCACCATTGCGTACCGATACGTGTGCGTACTTGCTTCCACTCATTTGAAACCCTGCTAGGGCATCTAATTCGCCTTCATGGATGGTTACAGTCTTACCACCACTAGGAAACAAGTGCTGCCCAAATAGAGCCGCATTGCGCCACTCACCTTGTACTGAAAATGTCTTGTCTTCTACCTTGCGTACCTTAGCAGCAATGATCGTTCCATTTGTATCTGCGTATGGGTAGTAATGATTAGTACTAGTCTGCGTAACACCAAAGTACTGACAGGTATCTTTGGTAATACCTCTATCTTTTATCGACAACACTTCACCTTGTATTTGCATTGCTTTCCTCGTTTCTATTTTATTAACTTCAGTACCATCGCCTTTAATGTAGTTATGACATACATGACAATATTCATGGTTATCATCATACAACGAATTACCATCACTCGAACCACATTTAAGACATGGGATATGCTTTAAAAAATTACTTGACATAAATCCCTTTCTTAATTATAATAACTATGAAGACAACATCATTGTTAATCATTAATAATAATTATAATAACAATTAATAATGATGTTAACTACTTAGTACTCTATATTGCCAAACTCGTCATCGTCTTCTTCATTCACAATCTCATATAAATCATTAGAGCTTGCGAGATCAAGTCGATCTTTATATACCAGATCAGATTTGATTGTCTTAAAGCAGTTATTACATAAATCGTAATACTCGCCAGTAACTAAAGACTTCCTTGTTGTTTCATAATCACTAAGTATTACATCACATGCTCGGCATCTCATTCCTGCCCCCTTGCTCGTATTAACCTAGCGAAAATATCAGAACCTTCCCAATAAGCACCATCCGCTTGCTCTTCACACAAATTCGCACACGCTTCACGCTCTGCTGCTGCGACAAGTGCGGCAAAGCACTCAAACTCATCTTGTGTAGCCCATACATCTGTTCTATCTGGCTTTCCAAAACCATCGCCCATCAAACGAATACCAACTTCTTTAGCCATGCGGATAATGTCATCTCTATTCATAATTCTTCCCCGTTATTTTCTGCTGCTTTGTTTAGTTTTGTTAGTGCGTCAACCCTTGCTCTAATAGCTGCTGCTATTTTGTTTCCACACTCTGTATGTCTTGGAACTACATCTTCAGCCGCTCTGGCACATGCTTCACGCTCTGCTGCTGCGACAAGGGCGGCAAATCGTTCAATCTCATAATCCCAATCTTCATAAGATGATTCACCTGCTGCTTCTGCACAAGCACCATAAATTCTCTGTAATCCAGCAGTTCTAGCCATGTGGATAATGTCATCTTTAGTCATTATTGTTTCCCACAAGCACAGTTATCACATTTACAACGATCATTGTAAGCCTGTAAGTCATAGTATTCTTTGAATACATCAGCAAGTTTTCTCCATGTTTCCATGTTCTTCTCGCCTATCTCACCTTCGTATAGCGTAGATCCGATACCACCTAAATTTAAGATATGTTTTAATTGAATATCATCCATAATCATCTCCATGTAGACATAAACCACAGCATTAAAACCATTGCTAATGCTATACCAAAGCATACACCAGATAAGACAAAAAAGATAGATTCTAAAATCATTTCTTCTCCTGAAAGTCATTCCAATCTGCTTTAGGTTTGCACGTATGCGTACCGATAATTGGTTCACCACAGTTACCACACACTATGCCCTTAAAGATTCTATCAAAGTTCTCTCTGAAACTTTCTGAGATAATCTTAGACTTGATCTCATCTCCCGTAATATCATTTCTAGAAGTCATCTTTTAATCCTTTCGTGATGAGTTGACCTTCATGTACTAGTGTAGTATAAGTTGAAAATAATTGCTTAAACTTATATCTATATACTCTTGATAAGCAAATTAGATCATCACTTGTCGCATCTTGCGCTACTAATGTTTCTATGTCTTCACATACTTCCCAACATTGTAGTATCTGTTGCTCTAAGTCAAATCTGTCCATGCGTATCTCCTTTAAAAATCATTCTAACTTCGTCAAGTGCTTTCTTTTTTGCTCTGTATCTTGCAACCACCTGCGCTCGTGTCATGCGTGTGCGTGATACGTTCTTACCTGCTCCTAGCTTGTAAATAGGTGTGGTATCTCTACCCATTGTATCCTTATCCCACCCGCACACGTGTACGACTTTATGCTTTTTTAATGTGTTCATCAGGCTTTGTACTGTAATGCTATGCAGTCCTGAGACATCAGCTAATTCATGTGCTGAGGCTTCTTCTGTAAGTAAATGCTTAAAAACCAAAGCATACGTTTCCTGATTGATTTTCATGCGTGTACCTGCATATATTTCTTTTCTAGGTGTGCGTATAGCGTGTTCTCGTATGCTATAGCAATAGCATCCAGTATCTGAGATTCACCGTACATCATCATCAATTCTACAATATCTTGTACTGCGTTATGCAAGTGCATTTCTTCGTATGCTTGCAGTACGTCTTCTTCATCCATTTTGTACATTATTATCACCTTGTAATTTAGTCCAATCCACACCGATAGAGTCTAAGAAATATTGCAGTCCAATCTCATCAAAAGTAAATTCCTGCTTACCTTTTGCATCAATTGAAACCATGCTTGCGTAGTCTCTAGCTTTTTGTAGGTAGTCCATGTTTATTTCCTTTCTTTGTTTATGTGTAGCTAGTGTATGCGTATGCGTGGATGCGTGTCAAGCATTATTTAAGCATACCTCACATTAAATATCTTCAACGTTTTTAAAATTAAATGGTACACTTGTTTGCGAAATAACATCACCTTCAACATCAAAAATAATTACTGTAAACTCGTCATCATGTTGTCGCACTTGCACGTAACCACCTACTTTTGTTATGTCATCACGTGCTAGATCGTAAACATCAAAATTCACAATCACTACATTTTCATGGTCATGGTCTTCTACATTCATTACTATACGTTCTGTTGTCATTTTACTATCTCCTATAAATAATCGTAACCGATTAACCGTTCAATCTCAAGCAAATTATCAATCGCCTGTTCTTTAGTTTCACCCCAGCCTAGTACTTCACCCTCGTAGCAGTCACGCGTGGCGCACCAGTCGTTCTTGCGTATATGCGTAGGCGGGTTTACGTGATAGACAATTATTTCATCATTCATGATTATTTCTCCTGAGATTCAATCATAGCCTTGTAAATTGATTCTGCTACATCCAGCATAAGATCACGTATAACGTTCTCGTCAACGTCTTCTAGTGGTTCCCAGATCACTTTGCATTCATCGTCACAATAGAAGTGTGATTCTGCAATTGCGATAGCACGCTTGCGTAGCTCGTCTTTAGTCTTCATATTTCCTCCTTGTGTAGGCGCGTAGGCGCGTATAGCACTTTTGACAATGCTAGTAATTAACGGCAATTAACAACAATAACAAAAAAATAACATAACTTAATGACAATTACTAAAAATACATCAAAAGTAATGCAATTATTACAATATCGATTTTAAACCGTTTTTTAGCCGTTTTAAGG